GAATGCTTACTCCTAAAAAGGGTCCTCGTCCTGTTCCTCCACAATCAAAGCGTCTTAAGGGAACCCCTCTAAAACGAAAGATGATGTAGTTATGCCAAACCCAATTAAGATTATTAAGGGTGTAACTAAATTTTCTACTACGGGTATGAACCGTGCAAGAAAAATTGCGCAATCTACTCCTAATGCTAAGTTGCCTCCAAATGCTAAAATTCGCGGCGGTGTTAGAGGTTTAGGGAAAAAACCAACTCTTGTAAAAGGCGAACCAGGAACAGATATGTTTAATGTAAAGATACGTGGTTCTAATAAAAGTTCAGCAAAGAAACGACTTATGGCCGCAAAGAAAAAGAAGGGCAAGTAAATGCCAAACGCAATTAAAATTATTAAAGGAATTGCTAAGTCTAAAAAAACTTTCACCAAGGGTAAAGACAAAGCCGTTATGCGTGAAAGCAGAACTTATGATTCAACTACAGAAGGTCTTGGATTAACTAAAGGCAAAAATAAAAATTGGTCAAAAGAGACTAACAAGAAAACTTTACTTAGTGCAGCAAAATCTCGCCGTGCAAATCTAAAAGAAGTAAATTGGAATAATCGTATAAACAAGCATCCACTTGTTCGCAATGCTGGTAATGCATCTTCTGAAATTAAGTACCGCGGATTAATGCGTGGTAAACCAGTTCCTGTAAAGAAAAAAGCAAAGTAATGGCTAAAAAATATAACAGCCGTACCGATTTTAACATTCCAAAACAAAAATCTTTTAGTGGTAACAGCCCTACTGAAAAGGCAATGCGTTTTGCTTGGGAATACCTTGCGCCTCATAATCCTGCAGATGTTGTAACTTCATTTGGTACTGCAAAAGTTTTAAAATATGCTGGAAAAGGTATTGCAAAAGGTACAAAGAAAGTTATTAAGGCTGCTAATAAGCCAAAGAAAGTTACAAAAACAACTAAGAAAAAGTAAGGAGTAGAGATGCCAAATTATAAAAAAATTGCAGAAGGTCTTGCAAAACTTATTTCTAATGCAAACGTTTCTACTACCACTAAAAAAAGAATAACAGCAGCAGCGGAAAGAGGTTTAACTCCACGCCAAGTTGCTGAATTAGTTGTTCGCAATGAAGAAAAAGCCGCTAAGGCTTTGGCTGCTAAAGGAATTAAAACAAAGCCTAAGCGATATCAATATCAAGGTACTGGTTATTCTAACCGCGAACTTGATGCTGCATTTCGTGCATCACCTGAAGAAGGTTCTGCTGCGGCAATGGCAAGGCGTATGGCTGCAGAAAATCCTGAAACTGTAGCAAGAAAAGCAGCAGAAAGAGCCAGAGTTACTATGGCTCGAAACCGAGCAGAGACTGTAGCAAGAACTGCTAAGAAAAAAGAATTAACTAAAACACCAGTTAGGCTGTCTGAACGTAAACCAGCAGCAGGACCATTAACTAAAAAGGCTGCTATTAGAGCAGAACGTAATCGCCGTAGAAAAGTTGAACTTTCTAAAACCGCTAAAGCAAGAGCAAGAGTTGCAGAACTTGCTGAGCAACGTTCTTCAAATCCAACCGATGTAGCCAAGGTTGCAGCACGAGTACGACCACCTGCTGGTTATAGCGGTGCAAAAGTTGTTAAACCAAGAAAACGTGCTGCGTCAAAGCCAGTTGATACATCTGTTAAAGTCGTAAAGCCAGGAACTAAAAGAACTCCTCAAGAAATTAAAGATGCTAAAGAGGCAGCAAGACAACGCCGTATAAAGGCTAATGCTAGAGGAAAGATTACTGGTAAAGATTCCGTAACTAAGCCTCCTGCTAAAAGTACAAGAACTGAATTAAAAGAACGTCCACGCACTCAAGCAGAAATGCGTTTAAAAACAGAAGCACAAAAAGAAAAAATACGTATTGCAAGACTTAACGAAAAAGGCAAAAAAGATTCTAAAGGTCGCGCAGAACGCGAACGCGATGTAGATGACCAAGAAGTAGCGCAAGGTTATTGGCGTGCAGGCACACCTAAGCCAAGACGAAAAAGAGATAAAAGAAGTGGCATGCGTGCTCGGCGTGTATGGGTTTCAACCGCTGATGATGTTGGTATTCCAGCACGTTCTACTCGTACTGGCAATACTATTGTAGAACGCTCTCCAAAAGTTAGAGAAGATTTACCACCAAAGGATGAACTTACTGCAATTAAAAAAGCCTTTGCTGAATTAACTAAAGAAGAAAAAGAAGCAATGAGTGTGGCAGATGCTAGGGCTATTCAAGGAATCCTTCGTGAAAAGATTGCTAAGGGTCCTAATAGAAAACCTGCTGGTCCCAAGGATGCGCCAACGCGCAAATATGTTCCTCCATCACGCCATATAGAAACAGCAAAAGCCCGTATTCGTTTACAACGCAAAAAACAAATAGAAAATTCAAAAAAAGAAATAGCAGAACTTAACAAGCGTTTAATAAAAGGAAGAAGAAGACTTACCCCAGCGCAAGCAAAAGCAGTTGCGGAAGCCATTGCACAAGTAAGAAGGAATAGCAAATAATGTTGACAGATAAGCAAATTTTTGCACGTGTTGCGTCTTTAAAAGACCGAACCCGTGACCGTGATTCACGTCAACAAGATGTATTATTAGTACGTCAAGGTAAAATTTCTAGCGTATATCCTGATTTCTTTCCAGAAGGTGTAGAGGCTAACGTAGTTGCCAACTTTGTTGACATTGTAGCCCGTGACTTATCTGAAGTTATGGCTCCGTTACCTGCAGTTAACTGCTCTGTAGTTAGCCAAGTTAAAGACCGTGCTCGTAAAGCAGCAGATAACCGTACTCGTATTGCTGCTAACTATTTTTATAATTCTGATTTGCAAGTCCAGATGTATACTGGAGCAGATTGGTATGTGACATTTGGGTTTGTTCCGTTCATTATTGAACTGGACACTGAAGCAAAGTTGCCGCGTATTCGCGTAGAAAGTCCTGTCGGGGCGTATCCTGAATTTGACCGCTACGGACGCTGCGTTGCTTTTGCTAAACGTTATGCTATGCCACTGGCTGAATTGATTTCTCAGTTCCCAGAGCATGCTGACGTTTTGCTTGGTCGTGACGGATACGACCAAGACATGAATAGTAGATTTGAGATTGTTCGTTACTACGACCAGCATCAATCTATTATCTACGTTCCAGAACGCCAGAATCTCGTTATCTCCCGTGCCAAGAATCCTATTGGTAAGTTAATGGTTGTAGTCGCAAGACGTCCAACCGTTGATGGAGAGATGCGTGGACAGTTTGATGATGTACTCGGTATTCAGTTGCTTCGCAATAGATTCGCATTACTTGCGATGGAAGCAACAGAGAAGGCCGTTCAGTCACCATTGATTGTTCCTGACGATGTGAACGAGTTCCAATTTGGTGGTGACGGAGTTATCCGTACTAAGAACCCTGCGGGTGTTCGCCGAGTTGAACTACCAGTATCTGGCTCATTGTTTAATGAGCAAGCAGTTCTGCAAAATGAACTACGTATGGGTACACGTTATCCTGAATCACGTACTGGAAATCTTGATGCTTCGATTATTACTGGTCAAGGCGTTCAAGCCCTTATGGGTGGATTTGATACACAGGTTAAATCAGCGCAGGCTATCCTTGCATCTACATTAAAAACTGTTATCTCACTTTGTTTTGAAGTGGATGAGAAAATCTTTAATGAAACAAAATCCATTCGTGGTATTGATGCTGGTAGCCCTTATGCAATTGAGTATCTACCTTCAAAGGATATTAAAGGAGATTACTCTGCTGATGTTCGTTATGGAATGTTGGCTGGTCTTAATCCAGCGCAGGGACTTATCTTTATGTTACAAGCCCTTGGCGGTAAATTAATCTCTAAGGACTTAGCAATGCGTGAATTGCCATTCGGAGTTAACGTAACTCAGGAGCAAGAAAAAATAGAAGTTGAAGAAATGCGCAACTCTCTTATTGGTTCTTTAAATGCTTCGGCACAGGCTATTCCGCAACTTATTGCTAATGGTGGAGACCCAACTGAAATTGTTAAGAAGATTGCAGAAGTAATCCGCATGCGGCAGAAGGGCACTCAGATTGAGGACGCAATCAATGATGTGTTCGCTCCAGAATTACCACCTGCTGGGGAAGCACCTATGGTAGAGCAACCGTCCCCTGCTCCCGCCGCGGCTCCAGCAGGTGGCGCTCCTTCTGGTGGATTACAAAGTTTACTTTCCAGCCTAACGATGGGTGGAACGGCAAACGCTTCGGCAAGAACCGTAACTCAAAGATAACTAAGTAGGGGACAATGACAACACTGGCTGCTTATCAAGGAAATGGTTGGTCTGTAATCGGTTGCGATTCTAGAGCATCCGATGAAGGTGGTCGTCCTATGACGATTGCTACTCATAAGGTTATCGAAAACAATGGTTATCTAATTGCAGGTTCTGGCGCTAGTCGCGGTTCTAACATCTTGCAGTTTGGATGGAAGCCACCTAAACCAACTAAGTTAGAAAACTTAGATTTGTTTATGACACAAAAGTTTATACCTGCAATGCGTAAAATATTTATAGACGCAGGTTATGACATGAAAGAAGACGGGGATGCAGCAGCGCAGGATTCAGACTTTATTATTAGCATACATGGAACTATTTATCCTATCTTTGAAGATTATTCTTGGGACCGTGATGTGCGTGGTATTTATTATGGTGGGAGCGGTGGCGATGTTGCTTTGGGAGTTATGGAGGCTTTACATATTGATAAAGCAAAAACTCCAGAAGAAGCGGAAAAAATAATTCGTAGAGCAATTGAAGTTGCTTGCATGTGGGACATCTATACAAGTGCACCAATTATTACAAAGATTCAGTACGCAAAATGAGTGAGAAGTTCAGGGAGAAAATAGAGCAAGCACTAAAAGTTCTAGTAGAAGAAGACCCTGAAGGGTTTAACTACGTCTGCGCTAACTGGCTAATAATTACAGAATGGGCAGACTATGATGGAACTCGTTACTTGCATACGGAAGTGTCAGAAGCAATGACACCTTGGAATGCCTACGGCATGATGCGTATGGCAAAGGAATACAATAAAGAATCATTTGGCGAACCGCCAGCAGATGAAGATGATGAATTGGAAGAAGGAGATGAGTAATGGCAACAAGAGGTGGATATCGTGCGCCGTCTAACCCAGCATCAGTTTCAGGCCCTGGCGCTCTTTCTCAACGTACTGATGGGGGGCCAACACAAGGTGCAAGATACGTTCCAGGCTTACCATACGGACAAGGACAAGAGACTTACTCAAACCAAGTAGCAGCACCAATGGCTGGTAGCCCTTTCTTGGGTGAACCAATGGCAATGCCAACAGAGTTAATGGCACCTACTGAGCGTCCTGGTGAACCTATTACTGCTGGAATTAATATTGGCGAAGGCCCAGGAAGTGAAATTATGAACCTTCCTCCAAGTAGAGAGCCAAACATTCTTACAATTATGCAGCGTCTTGCACAAGCAGACCCATCTGGAGACTCAGAACTTATTTATAATGCTTTATTAAGAAGTGGTTTTTAATGGCACAAACGCTCAAAAATCTTAGTACTGCTGTAGCAGAGATGAGTCCTAATCTTTATAAGACTGCAATTGATATTGGCATGTCTGAAATAGATGCCAAACTTGTAGACCAACAAGCCCGTTCATGGAAAGTTGGAACTCAACTTCTTACTAAGTCAAAGGATAAGGCTCGTAAAGAATTTCTAGCCCTTGACCCTACAGTTCAACAAAACATATACGGACTCTTTTCAGATGAAGAAATCTTTCAACCAGAAAAAACCCTACTTAGAAAAATTCTTGATAAGACTAGTCTAGTTGGGAATGTAGTAAGTACTATAGCATCACCAATGGTTGCTGCTTTCAAACTGTCTGACAAATATACAAAAGTCATTAACACCCCATATCAAGTAATTAGACAAGTACAGCAAGGTAAAGACTTTTCAAAACAAATTATAACCGATGCTTACAATGGACTTAATTCATGGAACTGGGATGAAGTTGCAAAATACGAAGAAAAACACGGCAAGGCTTTAACAACACTAGCCCGTGGTACTGCCGAAAAAAGAAGTATCGGTGAATCAATTGGTTTGTATGGTAAGTTCGATAATGACATAGCACTTGCTATTCAATTTGTTGGAGACAATCCAAAAGAATTTGAAAAAATTGTAAGTGAATTATCAACAGATGCACAGATTTCTCCAGGTCGTGATTTATCTCCAGATGTAAATACGCTTATGAGATTAAAAAATATTAACGATAACTCAATCTTTTACAAAGTAAATAAATTTTTTGGCATGGACTTTAAAACAGAAGAAGGTATTCGTAGATACGAAAAAACATTATCTGGACCAATTGACTTCTACTATCAAATATTAGTTGACCCACTAACCTATACAGGTACAGGTGTTGCAGCAAAAGCAGCGGTTAAAGGTGTTGGTGCATATAAGATTGGTTTTGGAGAAGCCTATAAGCGTTTTGGCGGATTTCAAACTAGAGGTCAAAAACTTGCAGCAAAGTACCAATTTATTTCAGAACGCGGTAACGTTGAAGAAGGTATGGCTTGGGTCTTTAGCGAACCATCAGTTGCAAAGTTATGGGATGACCAACTTGGTCCAAGAATTAAAGATTTCGCAGATGCCAAAGGCCCTTATGAAAAGGGTAAAATTCTAGAATCAATGAAGTTTGATTTCCCAGAATGGTATAACGCAAATACTGTTCGTGGTTTTGCAGCCAATAAAATATTCGATGCTGAATCTGCACGTAAGTTCTTTACTTATACAGATGATACAAATATGATGATTAATGGAACTGTAGATGGATTATCATTTCAACGTAATGCAATTCCATTTGCTCGCCGTACTCGTTTACTTACATCTGCTGCACATAAAGCAGCCTATGCAATTTTTAATCCAACAGCACAAAACAAGACTGCTGCACAATTAGCAAAGGCTGAAAAAGAAAGCCTTGATTTAATTGAAACCCTTGGCCGTGTTGCCGATGAAGATAATGTTTTAGTTAACACCAAAATTGTTGATGAACTTAAACTAGAAGAAGACATAAGCAAAGCACGTCAGATTCTATACAAGATGGGTAAGTCTGCTAAGCGTTCACCAGAAATGATTATCTGGGGACAAGATGCTGATAAAACAGCAGATGCTATTCGTAGTACAGCAGCATCGGTAATGCCAAACGATATGGCAAATGCAGTAACCATATGGCTTATTGAACAACCAGAAAATGTTCAATTAACTGTAGTCCGTAACATGCAGTACGCTTTTATGAAGCGTCTAGGTCTTGCAGATGAAGACGCTTTAGATATTTTACGTAATACATATAACGATACATCTACTTTGCATGCTGCACCAAATACCCCATTCCCAGAAGAATGGGCAGATTTACTGCATCCATCAATTTATCAGACACAAAATAACATTCCGTATCTAATAAATAATGGTGCTGTTCATGGTTCGCAGTTAAAGAAGGGTATTGCACCACTTCCATACGATGAAATATATCGTTTGTCTTCATACGAAAAGGTGAAGAATCTTGGAAAAGACTTTGCAGAAGATAAAAAGAGTTTTCCTGGTCGCGCTATTGCAAACTTATTTGGTGGTGTAACACGTAGTACTTTTATGACACGTTACAGCAACTGGTGGGCTGCTGGAACCCTAGCACCCCGTCATGGTATGCGTACCAATGTGGACGAGGGAATAATGTATGGACTTGTTAATGAGTCAGAGTCTGTCTTTGCCCTTGGTGCTAGTAAGTTTGAAAAAGATTTGGCTGGTTTAACAGCAATTACTGGTAGCCGCATGGGCGTTGGACCAGTAAAGGGTGGATTCTATTGGCTTGCTAAGAAGTTAAACATTACACGCAAGAATGGCAGACCCATTGACCCACGTGATGCTATTCCAGCAGCAGAACGTGAACTAATTAAACTTCAAATTAAAGAGGCTTTAGAAAAGAAGATTGGTTCTGAAGTTCCACTTGCTGAAATTTCCAATATGGAAATCCGCGAAGCCCTTATTTCTGTAGCAGAGGATATATATCCAAGTGTTGTAGGAAAAGAATCATGGAATAATCTTAAAAAAGTAATGCGTCATCAACCAAACTTTGGTGGTGCAATAGTTAACTCTATGTCTGCTAAATCTATTCTTGGCGGAAAGGTTGCTCCAGATTACTTTGAATCTACTTTTGGCTTAGATGCATTTAGTTTGTTCTTAAAAGAACATGGCGCAGAGTTGGGTACAAAATGGACACCCCGTGAGGTTCAGAAGTTATCTGAAACCGAAGTTGGCGTTATTATGTGGCGTAACTTTAACCTACGCTTTGGCTTCAATGAATACAAAATTGTTGAAGGACGTTACTTCAGTCCTGTATCAGCATTCTTTAGGCACAATGCATTAAAAACAAGAAATGACTTTGAGATGGCTCGTAAAGACATCTTAAAGCAAATGGAAGTTTATTATGATGATAGACTTGGAACATGGGTAAGCGATAAACCAGAAATTACAGATGCTGCACTAAGTCCGTTTTCTCAGGTTGTTGGTATGCGTCAAAAAGGTTATGGCGATGCTGAGATTGCTCGTATATTAGTTGACGATATGTTGGCTGATATGCGTTTTTCTTTCCATGGAAGTGCAAACCTCCGCTCATACAATAAAAAATTATACGATTTGATTGCTGCTAAAGAAAAACAGATTATGAAAGTAGAGGATGCACTTAATCGTGGCTATCAAGGCACATGGTCAAAGGCTGTAGCAAGTTTAACTCACAAGGAATTTGATGATGCTACTGTTGGATTCCGTCCAATTACAGATTACATCAACTCTGACATAGTTATTAATGGAAAATCAATTGACCTTGATGGCTTAAAGGAAGTTAAAACCTTTGGTGAAATAATGGACAAGTTCCCTAACACAATTATGGAACTTTTCGACCATCAAGTTACAGGTTTCTTCCGCCTTCCAGCATTAAAGGTTGGTATTGATAAGGCATTTAGACAACTAAAGCCATATGAGGCTATGCTAGTAAAGCGTCACGAAACAGCAATGTTTGAAGCCGACCCATTTATAGACCCAATTCTTGCTAAAAAGCGAGCAACATTACTGGCAGAAAAACAAATATCTGAAATTGCTGTCAAGCAGGCATCTAATGCAGTCCTTGAATATGTTGATAATCCAAATATTCGTTCTTCTTTTTCTATTTCTATTCGACATATGGGACGATTTGTTCGTGCTACTGAAGATTTCCAGCGCCGTATGTATCGTATGTTTACAAAGCAACCATTACGTGTACTGTATCGTATGCGTTTGTTACACATGGGTCTAGAAAATGCTGGTTCTGTATACACAGATGAAAAGGGAGATGAATATGTTATCTTCCCAACAGATACTATTATTAATAATGCTATCAATCCAGTACTTGCTAAACTAACTGGTAATGAAAATCTAAAGTTACCTATTGGTACACAGTTTGGTACCAAATGGAGACTGATTAACCCGTCATTTGCACCTGACGCTGGTGCTCCAGCCTTTGCTGGACCTCAAGCAGCACTATCTATTCTAACTGCTAAGGCTTTCTTACGAGAACTGCCACTAGTTCCGTTTAAGGATAAACTATCTCCTTATACCAACTGGGCTGCTGACCAATTAGATACCTTTGCTATGGGTCATATTGGTAAGAATACAGATTTAGGTGAAGCGGTTAAGATTGCATTACCTATGTTTGTTTCTGGTTTACGGGGTGTATCGCAAGAACAGGAAAAAAACCGCACAAAAACAAGTGCTGTACTACAAGCAATAACCTACCATCAAGCATTTGGTTATACACCTCCAGCAAATGCAACAATTGAAGAAAAGAAAGAATACCTACGTGCTTTAAGGGTAAGTGCAAATACTATTATTGCCTCACAGTTTATTCTAGGTAATCTAAATCCTGCTTATCCTACACTTAAGGATAGTGCTGGTTTGCCAGACTTTATTAAAAAAACTGGTATCAGTAGTTTTAAGTCATCCTTTTGGGATATCTATGAAGGCATTCTAAAGAATGCTGGACCAGATGTAACAGACCCATTTGGATTAGCAGTGGCAACCTTTGTTGGAAAGAACCCTAAAAAGTTGGCATATATAGTTCCTCGCAATACAAAATCAATGCAAGTATTTATTAACAAAACAGATAATCTAAAGAGTTGGGTTCAAAATAACCGTGGCTTTGTAGATACCTATGGCGAAATTGCATATATCTTTGCACCAAAGGTTGGCGAATATAATCCAGATATTTACACATTTATGGAAGCAGAAGAACTTGTAGATGAAGTTGGTTTACTAGACTACTTAGAAAAAGTTCAAGTTGCTGCGGACAAGGAAGCATACTTTGCTTATTCTAAAAAGGAAAAAGAAGACCTTGCTAATGTAGCAGACTATGGTGCACGTAAGGCTATTATTGCCGCAGCGCAACGCAATAGACAACTATTGATGTATTCAAATCCAGCGTTAGAAGAAGCAATTAATGACCCAGATAATCGTGGTACATTAAAGAAACAACTAAATATCTTAGCAAATGCTGTTGATTCACCTAAGTCTCCTATTGCTAAAGATACTCGCGCATCAATGAGATTGATTATTGAAAAGATACGTGGGTTTGTTGAGTTCAATGAGAACCCATATTCAAAGAATGCCTACCTTTATCAAGACCAAAAGGCTGCATCAAAGCAGGAAATAGCACAGTTACTCTTTGAGTTATCTCGTTCTAACACAGAAATCCGTGAAGCAAACCGCTTAATCTTTACTCCAATCCTTAACTCATATGCCCGCAACGTTGTAGGCGCATCACCAGAAAGGTAATATAATGGCTGAAACACCTGCTGATGCCGTAAAGGCTAAGAACGCTGCAGATAGGGCTACTGATACTAGTTCACAAAACATTCTTAGTGACCGCTTTGGTGCTAATGGTCCATTAAAAGTTGAACTTGACCAGTATGGAAATTTACAACTTCAACAAAAAGTTCTTGATGCCAATGGTAAAGATACTGGCGAATTTCAAATAGTATATTTCTGGCCTTCAACAAATGTTGGCAATTCAGAGATATTAAATGCTAGTGAAGCAATTGCAAGGGTTAAAGGAATATACGGTACAAATACCGAAGGTCTACGCAAGACACTTTATGAACGCGGTTTTATGACCGAAAGAGATTACATCACTAAATCTGAGTCTGGACTTAATGGTGCTATTCTAAAGTCAGCCACTGAACATAGCGTTGAGAATGTTCAAAAGTTTACAGTCAATGGATTGAGTGATTTTTCTCCTTACAACTCATGGTTATCTAATAAATCACCATATACTGGTGGAACTGGACCAGATACTTCAAAGGTATCTACTCCAAAAAGCGAAACAGACCAAGATATTAATGAGTTCTTTGTTAACATGCTGGGCCGTGATGCTACACAAGAAGAAAAGACTAAGTACTTTAATGCTGTTCAGTTAGCAGAAAAAAACGCTAAACGTAAGACTACTGTAAGCGGTTCTGTTGCAACAACAGTTGATACCCTTTTGACAGAGACAGACTATGCTGCAATTAAAGCAGACATCTTAAAACCATCTGTTATTGGTACTCCTTTAGAGAAGATTACACAAGGTAATGGAAGCATTGCTCAGGCGGTTACATCGCTTAAGGAATACTCAGCAGCCTATGGCGTTCAGCGAACAGCAAAAGAACTTCTAGATGATGTTATGGAAGGTCTTAAAGTTGGCGGAGCCTTGACTGAAGGAAACCTAGAACAGTACAAGCAAAAGATTCGTACTATCTCAAAGGCTCGCTATGCAAATCTTTCCAATCTAATTGATGAAGGTGTCAAAGTATCTGACATTGCAAATCAGTTTGCCTACTATAAGGGGCAACTGCTTGGACTTCCAGATAATGCTGTAAGTATCTTTGATGAAGATATCCAGTTAGCCCTTGATAACAAGGATGCATCTGGTAAATCACAGGGTAGCGTTATGAGTATAAGTGACTACGAAAGATTGCTTCGCACAAATCCTAAAACTAAGTCTTTGTGGCTTAGGTCTCCAAAAGCAAAAGAAGAAGCAGCGGGATATGCAAATGAAATTCTACGTACGTTTGGATTGAGGGCATAGTGGCAAAAAAACTTACAGCAGCGCAGAAAGCAGCGGCAGCAAAAGCAGCAGCAGGAACATCTAATGCTATCCCAGCATTTAATCAAAATACGCTTTTTCAAACAGAAGAATACGATAATCCTAATTTTACAGGTTGGGCAACATACATTTCCAAGAGCGGAAATAGAGTTGCAGTATGGCGTAAGAATGGAAAGATTGACCCACAAAATAAGGGTGACGTATATTATGTTTTAAAAAATGGAAACTGGTATAATAGCGTAAACAATAAAGCAATCAAAGCAACAGGACCAGTTATAGATAGTGGTGTTGCACCTCTTACTGGAAAATCATGGCAGCAAATTGCTGATGAAAAAGACGCAGCAACTCCACCTATGGGTGTTAGTCCTATTACAAGCGACCCTAATAAAAGCCCTACTGAAATACCAGAAGTTGATGAAGATACTGATATCACTCTTCTTGAAACAGAAAGAGATGAATACGACAATTTAATTGGTATTTATTCCAATGGAACTACAAAGATTCTTATTCCTTCTAACAGAAAATATAAGACTACTGTAGATGAAGATGCTTATGAAATTCTTAGACTTACTTTCAAAGAGTATGGCTTAGATGATGATGAACTATTAAAAGAAATACAAGGCTACATGGAACGTGGACTTGGCTCTGAGCGTGCTGGTCTAGAATTAAAAAAGACTAAAGCATACACAACTAGATTTTCTGGCAATGAAGCACGCCGTGCTGCTGGACTTAATGTTATGTCAGAGGCTGCTTATCTAGAGTTAGAAGATGCTTATAGTGAGACTCTTCGTGCTTATGGTCTACAAGGATACTTTGGAACAGACCGCAAAAAAGCACAGGCTAAAATGGGTGAACTTATTGGTAACGATATTGCTGCCCCAGAGTTTAAAGAAAGAATTGATACAGTAGCAATGCGAGTTAATAATGCTGACCCTAATGTTAAGGCAACTCTTAAGGCTTTCTATAACATTGAAGATACAGACTTGGTTAAATATTTCCTTAATCCTAAAGAAAATCTACCTAAGTTGCAAGAGAAGGTTACTGCAGCAGAAATTGGTAACGAAGCACTTAAGCAGAACCTAATAACAGGTGTAACTAGTGCTGAAAATCTTGCTAAGTTAGGTATTACTCAAAAAGATGCCCGTGAAGGTTACTCAACAATCTCACAGATACTTCCTACTGCTTCAAAACTTGGGCAGATTTATAGTGAAGAAAAAATTAATTACACTCAAGCAACCGCAGAAGAAGAACGCTTTGGAGAACTTGACTCTGCAAGACGTAAGCGTTTAAGACTGGCAGAAAAAGAAATAGGAACCTTTAGTGGTTCTTCTGGTGTTAGCCGTGGCGCACTAGGAAGCAGTAACAGCGGTAAATTCTAAATTCCCTAGACGGACCTACCAGCCCCGTCAGGTGTAAGAGTCTGGGAGCAGAAGCCAATCAAATATCCCCTTATCTGATTGTGGTCTGCGACAACTACTAATGAAGGGTGATGTTGCATGAGCAACGAACAATACTGGGAAGACGATAACGACAATCTAGAGAGCGAATCAAATCGCCCTCAAGGCTCCTATGGCGATGATGGTATCGCTAACCTACGCAAAGCCAAACGAGCAGATGAAAAGCGCATTAAGGAACTTGAAGAACAACTAGCGAAGTTCTCAAAGGAATCTAATGAGCGAACTGTTAAAGAAATCCTCGAATCAAAGGGAGTAAATACTAAGGCTGCCCGACTTGTCCTTAAGGACTTAGACACTATCAATGAAGACGCAGTTTCAAACTGGCTCATTGAGAATGGTGACTTAATCGGGTACACGCCTAATCAAGAAAAGCCAGTTGATGCAGAAAACATACGTGCTTTACAGCAACAGGATTTTATTACTCAAACGGCTGACACTCCCGCTTATTCAGAAGACATTGCGCGATTAATTGCAAATGCCTCATCTGAGGAAGAAATTATATCCATTCTAAGCGGTCAATAAAAACCGCACACTAACCAGAAAGGAGGCATCGCCAAATGGCCGATGTCTTTTCAACTTCAACCTCTGGGTTAGGTTCCAATCTTGTAACTATGGCATACGATAAGTTGATTGAACTCAACTTGCGTTCAGTTCCACAGTTCCGTGCAATCGCAGACAAGAAAATTGGAAACCCAACTCACGATGGTTCTTCAATCCGTTTCCAGTTCCACAACGATATTGCTGACACCACAATTGCTGGTGCAACACTCGCTGAAACTGTAGACCCAGACGCAGTAGCACTACCAGCAACTACAACACTAGATGTCGCACAGACAGAACTAGGTCGCGTAGTACTTCCAACTCGCAAGTTGTCACTAATGTCACTTGCAGATGTTGACCCATGGATTGCTAACGCAGTCGCATTTAACATGGCAACTACACTAGACAATGGTGTTGCTGCTGTTCTTGATGCAGGTACAAACGTCATCCGCGAATCTGCTGGTGCGCTTTCTACAACTGCAGCCAAGTCAACAATCGTAGCAACAGACACATTCAAGGGACGCGATGTACGTTACGCTGTAACAAAGTTGCGTGCTTCTAATGTTGTTCCACGTGGCGGAATGTATGTTTCATACATCCACCCAGAAGTTTCACATGACCTACGTACAGAGACAGGTAACAACATCTGGCGTACACCACATGAGTACCAGAATGTTGGTCCACTATTTGCTGGTGAACTAGGCGCATGGGAAGGTGTCCGTTTTATTGAGACACCACGTATGACTAACTCAATCTCAGGTGCTGCTCTAACAGCACTTGCTACTGCTTCTGCAGTAAGCGGTGTATCAGGTGCATTTACAATCGTTGCAGCAAATGCTGCATTCGGTGGTCTTGCTGAGGTTGGCGATGCTATTTCAGGTACAGGCGTAGGCGCTGGTGCTTTGATTACAGCAATCTCAGTTGGTGCAACTAACACTACATTTACTGTAGATGTTGCTAACTCAGGAACTGTTGGAACAAACACTCTTACAGTTACTCCAAAGGCACGTGTTTACAACACTTACGTACTAGGACAGCAAGCACTTGCTGAAGCAGTATGGAAGGAACCAGGCATTGAGTTTGGTAACGTTGTTGACAAGTTGAACCGTTTCCGCCCAGTCGGCTGGCACGGTATCATCAACTGGTCTATCTATCGTCAAGAGGCGCTATACCGCATCGAGACTGCTTCATCAGTTCGTCCGTAATCTAAGTAATTAGATGGGTGGGGCAGGGGGAAACCCCTGCTCTATCCATAAAACGGCTTAGGAGGCTATATGGCATACAGATTCACAACACCTACAGTAAGCGAAGGCCCTGCAGGTGAAGGACGCTTATTTGAGCAGTTCAGGCTTGTGAGAGGCATAACAGTCTTGAAGATAGATGGCGACTACTACGAACTTCGTTATCCATCTTCAGAAGAAGTAGAGGCTGCTGATGAAGCATACATTGGTGGATACTCCTACGAAGTAAGTGAAGGCGAGAAGGTCAGCCTTGAGGCTGCAGGTTATACAGTGGAGACAATATGAGACACAGACAAGACCATCCTGAAGATGTTGAAGGTTGTTTTGGATGCAAGATAATTGGACTTCAATTAAATCCAGGAGATTCATCTTCTCAAAAGATGGTAAGTAATAAGAAGTGGGATGGCGAATTAGAAGCCTATCGTGCAGCCCGTGCCGAAGGAATTCAACCTGCTGGTACAAGTATTAAAAAGATTCAAGAAGCAAGGCGTGCCTCTGATGTTATGGGTAAAGCATTTGATGCTAACACCATGGGTGATAGCAAGATAATCCAAAACAATACCGTATCTAAACTAAAAGAAGTAGGAGCAATATAATGCCAAAGGTAAACGGAAAAGAATATCCATACACCGCTAAGGGAATGGCTATGGCTAAAGCAGAAGCAAAGAAGTCAGGTAAGAAGATGGTTAAGAAGAAGGCTAAAAAGAAGTCTGCAAAGTCTAAAGGTTTATTTGGGGGAAAGTATTAATGAGGAAGCGACCAGCAAAGAAAGTAGTTGCAAAGAAGCGTAACTCTGGAAACATATTTGTAATGCCAGATGGCAGCACTATTGGTGGTAGAGATATTGGCAAGATTAAGCCAACACCTAAGCCAAAGCCTA